TGTTGACAACACAGCCAGCATCATCTTTAGCGGTGACATATTCGGGAACTCTCTCTGTGATGGTTTTGGTGCGCCATTTGATTTCCGCAGCCTTCTCGATAAAGACAACGCGGACGCGCTCCGTGGCCATCGCCTGCTTCGGCTTCAGGTTGGCGATGAACTCGGCGTCTTGCGCCAGTTGCCACTGGACGCCCTTGTCAAATTGGTGATTGCCGTACCACCACAGGGCCAGGAACACGGCTAGGGCGGCAGCAACCCATGAGCCGGGCGGCTTGGAGCAGAAATCTATAAGCCCGCCTATGAGTCTCCTAGCCCCGCTAATGAAGGGCAGCAGGAATAGCGGCATTACTTGCACTCCCCGCGCGGGCGCTTCTTCTGTTCCGTGAACCTGCCCAGCGCGATGCCAGCGAGGATCAGCAGTCCGACATACTGAGAAACCGTGTCCCCAACCCATTCCTTAAGATTGGGGAAGGCGAGGATGCCCGCCTGCAATGCGATCCCAACCGCCGTGATCTGGATGGAAAGCCACCGCCAGCCATCACGCCAGTTTTCCACGATCCTCACTTGATCCCCCACAAAGCAGCCTCCGCAGCGCGGCGGCGTACCAGCCCCGGCAACTGCTTTTTGTTCGCAAATACCCAGGACTTGAAGTGCGCCGCTATCAGCGCATCAGGCGCGCGTTCGTTAATACGCTTCAGCAGCGTGGACCCGCCGAAAGCGCCCGCGCCGAGGTTGTAGACAAAGCTCACCAGCGCCGAGAATTGGTTATCGGTGAGCGGCACGCGGACCAGCGAGGAAACCGCCCGCTCGGCGGACTGGAGATCAAACTCCAGCCACAGTTCCGCCTGCTCCGGTGTGCAGGTGTCACCGTCTTTGACCTTCCTGCCGTCCGGGTATTTCGTGGTCCCGTGGCCTATCGTCCAGACCCCGGCAGGGCAGAGATATGCCTTGAGCTTCAGGCCCTCATACTCTTTGACAAGTGCGAGCCCGGCGGAATTGATGGCGCGGGCCAATTACTTGCGCCACGCAATCTGATAATTGTTGATGAGGACATAGGCGTAGACCGCCGCCAAGAACGCGAACATCGCCACCAGCATGGGCACCGGGCCGAAGTGCAGCACCAGCCACCAGATCACGGCGACCAGCGGCAGCTTGATGGTCCACCACCATTTGCCGGTCAGGTTCATCCACCGGGCAATCAGCCCGTTGCCCTCATGGCCCCGGCCCTTGGAAATCACCAGATTTGTTGAAATGACATCAAGGGCTTGCTGAGCGGTCAGGATCACGGCAAGCGCGTATAAGGCTATGGAGACAGCCATGGACGGATTCCTTGTGATTTGGTAGGTTTGGTGGATGGATTCAGAAACCGCGTTCCGTATCGCTGCCGTGGCGCTAGGCGGGCCGTTTATTATCTGGCTGATCGAGGTGCTTCACGTTTGGGGTAGCAAAACTAAACCATCACTGACCGAAGACGCGCTGCGAGAGAATCCCGACAGATGGGGCGCTGATCCTTGAGAACGGTACGGGCGGCAGGTAACTTGCTGCATCGCCCATCTTGCGACTGAGGATGCCCATACCGTGGGCGGCTTCACCCATTAGACGCGGAGACGCCATCGGCGCGGCTGCGAGTGCAGCACCACCAGTCATATAGGCAGCCGTCGGAAACGCCGCCATGTCGGCATACTTCGCCAATCCGCGCGGGATGGGGTTGCTAAGTGCCTGCCCGGCCAGCTGGTACGGGAGATTTGTCGCGCCAGCTTCTACCAGCCGGTCACCCATACTCGCCCTTTGGCCCCAGCTTGTATTCGCATTGTCCCGCATGATGGACTGGAGCTTGCGAAGGGCCGTGTTGGGATTGGCTTTCTTGTTAAGAGAAAACTCTTTCGCAAGAGAGTCGATTTCGTCTGATGCCCTAGTGTATTCGCGCATCACTTTATCATAAGCGGGTGCTTGCTTTGCGATGGTGCCGCGCAAAGAACTATAGACGCCCTCCGCATAAGCCCGCGCGGGCGTGTCATAGGGGATCGCGTCTTTGATTTCCCCGACCATTTGCTTGAGCGAATCCATGCCCTCCGGCGTGTGATATTCAGCCGGATCAAGCCCGCGCCACTTTGCAACAAGGTCACCGATTTCCTTGCGAGCCTCAGCGGTCTTGGGGGATATGTCGATGCCCTTGAATGTCTTAATGGATGACGCGAGGGCTTTATCTACCGGCGCAAAATCAAGAATCGTTGCGTCTTTGGAGATGTCCACCATCCCCGCACGGTAATCCAGGCCGCGCTGGTCCCTTAAACTTTTAAGGGCCATCGTAGCGTCATCAACCGCCTGCTTCCAGTTGCCCTTGTCGCGCAATGACTCAGTAAAAGCCGTAGACGCATCACCGCCCTTTAGGCCCGCCTGGTATGCGTTCGTAAGGCTCTGTCCGCCTGCGCCGGTAGTTTCGCCTATGATGCCGCGAACAAGGTTTGTGCCGCCACGCGTTACCATGCCAAGCGTCGGGACGGCTGCGGAAAGACCCGCGCCCAAGGTAAGCTGGTCACTCAACGGCGCGTCATTCGCGGAAGATGTCGCAAGCGTGGCGGTTCCACCCTGTAGCGCAGCATCCCCGATGCGGACACCACCCTTCACAACCCGGCCAGCATTGGCAAGCTGCGGAATGGCCTTAGCCATGCGGATGCCATTGAGCGGAAGCGTTGCGCCGATGTCGCCAACGATTGCGCCGCCAGACGAATACTTGTTGCGCGGGGCATCGTTACGCATGGCGCTAAACATCGCATCTGCGCCGTTCGTAAGCCCTACGGCATCCGTGCCTTTCGCTACCAAGCCAACACCCGATGCCATGAGGCGATCCGGCCAGTCAGCGATGCCATTGACATAATCAATGACGTTGCGGGCTAGGCCCTTGTCGCGCCGGGCAGGCATCTGCGTAGGCGAAGACTGCGGTTTCTGCGCTGCTGCCCGCAGCAAATCTGCATTCGACATCTTGGACAGGTCCGGGCCTGCGGAAGCACCGCCGCCAGCCGCAGCCATCAACTCAGCGTCAGATATCTTAGACAGGTCCATTAGCGGCCACCTTGCGCGGCAGCACGGCGGGCCAGTTCGGCGCGGGCAGCGGCAGGGTCAATGGCCGGTGCGGCCTGTGGGCTGGGCGGCGGTGTCTGGCCCGGCGCTTCAATCTTATTGGTGGAACCACGACGCATCGCGGCTTCCGCTGTCGCGCGGTTGCGGCGCTTTTGCTTCTTGGTTTCCTCGCTGTCGCCGGGCCGAACGAAATACTGCTTGTTCGCGTTATCGAACTCGCCCGGATTGATGACCGCGCCGGACTCCCTGCGAAGCTGTGCATTGATCCAGTTTCGCTTGGCTTGATCTGCTGCCTGGTATTGGTTATTGACCAAGTAGTTGCCCACCAGCGGAATGGAGTCCTTGGCGACCTGCCCTGGATCGCCCAAGGCGTCTTCTGTGGCGCTCAAGTCAAGCTCGGCTTGGCTCATGCGGTCAGCAAAGCCAGACGCAAGCTTTTGTTCCTGCGTCTGTTTGGGAACAATAATTTGCGGTCCTACATTGATGTTCGCACCCGGCCCCATCGGCCTGCCGTTTATCATCGGCGGACGCGCCCATGATAAATCCTGCTTGACGGTAACGACCTGCCCAGATTCAGGGTCAATCTTGGGGCGCTCTTTTAGGAGATAGTTATATGCTGCGGCATATTGCGGCGTGTTCGGGTCGCCGTTCAGTAGCGTGTTTTGCATCCGTTCGTCGACCGTCTTTCCCATGCCCATGCCGGAACCGCCGCCAGAGCCACCGCCTGCGGATTGAGTCTGCCAACGCGGCGCCTTGGCCTTGATGACCCACTTGCCATCCGCGCCCTTTTCCTCGGTGATCCGTAAATCGCCGTCATCGTATTGGCGCGTCTCACCGAACTTCTTGGGGCCCACAACTACCTCAACAGGATCGCCGCCGTCAGCGCCGGGTATCCTGTAAAGCGAACCGGCGACATTCTCATACCTGGGACGGTCGCGCTCTTCCTTCTTTGCCGCGATGTCATCGAGACGATCCTGGCGGCGCTGCTGAAGGTAGCCCTGCTGCGAAAACTGTTCCGCAAGGCTGTTGAGACTCTGCGTCGGGCGACCGCTAAAGCCGCCAACCGCATCGCGCAAACCGGCAAACAGCATCGCGGTCTTCTGCGATCCGGTCATCGGTACGCCCAAGATACCGCCTGCACGCGGGTCTACAGCGCCAACATCGTCTTGGAATAGACGGCCTAAGATTCCAGCCATTATCTAAATGCTCCGATTAACCGAAGGGGTTCCAGCCGAGCATCCCGGCAGTTTGACCAATTCCCATAATGCCGTTCAGCGTGTTGGCCGTGGTGTTGCTCGGCGCCGTGGAAGTGGTGGTGCCTTGGTTCGGCAGAAGGTCAAGGCTTGAATTGATGAGTTGCTGGCCCTGTGTGTCGTAGCCCATCTGGCGCAGGAACTCATTATAATCGAAGGCGTTCTGGCCCTGCTGGTTCTGCTGCTCGATGCCGCCGGTCTGTGCCAGAGCGTTCGTGTAGCCCAGAGCATTGTTAAACTGCTGCTGACCAAACTGGCCCAGCATTCCAGCCGCATTGGCGCGAACGCCTGCGCTGTTGAGAGCGCCCACCTGGTTCATACCAGCCTCTTGCGCGGCCATGCTCGCAGCGGAGTTAAAGCCCTGGTTCCGCAGATTGGAAACCATGTCACCAAACTGCCGCCCATAAGCCGCATTGGTCAGGCTGTCGGCCACGCCATGACGCGAACCACCAAAGGCTTTTGCCGCCGTTGCTGTTTGATTGTCCTGAACGCCCGCAATCTGGCGCTGGCGCTCCATGTCCGCCATCGCGCGGTCAATCACTTCCTGCTGATAGGGGTTCTGATACTTGGAAATCATGCCCGAAAAATCGCCGCCCGGAGCATTGAAGCCCAACAAACCGCCCGCAGCGTTAATTCCCATGTCAATGGTCGGGGCACCCGCGCCGTTCAAGTCGCGTGCCGCTTGCATCGAATAGGTCTGGTTCTGGCTGAGAGGTGCGTAACCTTGGCCGCTGTACGGCGTGAAAGGCTGGTCCGCAATCGTCTGCGCCCTGTTGATGTTGCTGGAAAGCGTGGTCTTCAGCCACGGGTCCATGGTCTGGGTATTCGTGGTGGTGTTGGAACCACCATCGAAGTTGCAGATACCGGGGCGAGCCACATCCCAATGCTGGGGGGCGTCAACAGAGCGAAGGGTTAGTCTCATCATTAGATTTCCTTATACATAGAGACCTGGCAGGTCATGCCAAGTTGCTTGAGGATGCGCGCCCAGCCGGGTCGGCCCTGCCATTGATAGCGATGAACACCCGCAGCCTTTGCGAGCGCCGGGACAACGTTGATTGCCATGTCTTTCAGTTCTTCAAGGGCGGCATGACTTTCTCCGCCCGCGCCAATCACTCGCAGCGCCTTGAATTTCGGATAATGAACGATGTCCAGTAGGAACGCCGCGTGGGGCGTAGTGCGAAGCACCATCCGGTCTTCCGCTATCGCCTGACGAATATCGTCCAGCGAGTGCGTGTTGCCGCCCTCGTCTATAGCTGCCTGAAGCCAAGACGAAACGCGGTCAAACTCGTCCATCAGGTCAAAACCCAGGCGCCGGGCGCGGTTTGAAGCGCGGCGACAATGTGATGTCTGCACCGCGCCCACGCCTCTTGAGCCGCCGTCACGTTATGACAACTGCCCCGGATTCGACCGTCAGTTTGACGATGCTGCCCGTCACGGTGTCCCGAAGCGTGATGGCGTCAAATATCGTGTTTGTCTTCAGGTTGCGCCGGTCTTCCGCCTCGATAATAACCCGCGCCTGCGCCTGATCGTTGGGGTCGTAGGCTGGAGGCGGGCGGGGAAGGTTCACCGCTTGCTCGCATTCTTGATCTCAAGGGCCGGGGTGCCAACGCGCCACTGCGTCATGGAATTGGCCGTGAACTTCGTCCGCACCTGCCGGGCATTGAACCGCGTATCCGTCTGCGAAGACGCGGTGTATGGCCCGAATTCCGTGTATGTGTCGCCGCGTTCGTTCTTGGCGTTAAACGACACGATGACATCCCCGACCGTGATTTCATCGGGGTATATCCCCATGACATCATAGGTGTTGTCGCCGTTGCCGATGGTGATCTGGCCGCCCTCCGCAAAAGGCTCTACGCCGTCAAAGTCGAAGCCAACCTCATGGTCGTAAACCAGCCCATCCGCGCCGACCCGAACCGGGTATTGCAGGCCCGCAACCGCGTCTGTGCCGCACAACCGGGCCGGGCGACCGATGTTCCAGGTCTTGTCCCGGTAATTCCAGATCACGCAGCGGTCAATTTCGGTGGATTCCGTCGAGCAGTAATACCACTCGATCTCAGAGAAGGCGGAATTATGCACGCCCCAGATTTTGGACGCCTGGATCATGTTGATGTCGCGCTGGATATAATCCCAGACATCGCACTCAATCTTCTGGGTGTAGCCGTTATAGAACCAGAATCCGCCATGGCTCATCCATGCCGCGCTCATTTCGAACGGCACCATGCACTGGCGCGAAATCGCCCCGCACCCATCGCCCTTGAGATCGAACCCGAAAACAAGCTGCCCGCCGATATTGGCGGCCAACCATGCGTCCTCATCGGTCAGCAGCAGCGTTCCGCCCGACACGACACGCCCGCACATCAGGCGCCCCGGCGTGTGCAGGGTAAAGCTGCCCGCCTGGTTGGTGGCGTCCGGTGTCCATTGGCCATCG